CCAAAACGGACGATGGCCTTGTCTTCTTCATCTTTGACAAGAACGAGATTCAGATTGCCAAGCAGGTGGGCAAGAAGGCTGACTACACCTTTGAGATTGAGCTTTACTACAAGCACGATATGAACAAACTGCCCTGCACTCGTTTGGGCGGTATTTCGGTTCAGGAGCAAGGCGATTACTATTTCCAATCCTTCTACACCCCTGCTATCCCGGCTCTTGACCAAGCGGTGTGCGACTTCAGCACCTTGCAGATGTCCAAGTACAGCCACGCTTTCTTGCAGAAGTGGGAGTATGTGGACGAGTGCGATAAGTGTAGCGGTTCGGGATACACCGAGGAGGCTTTAGGCTTTGAGGAGAAGGTTGCCATTGCTTGCTCCAACTGCGGTGGTTCTGGCACGAAGCGGATGTTCGGGCCGATGTCGGTTTACCAGGTTCAGACCCCGAATCGCTTTACCTCGGAGGTAGAGACGAAGGTGAACATTCCTCCTGCCGGGTTCATTGAGTTGGATCCGCAGATTCTTGAGTTCTTGAACAAGCAGGTCATTACGAACATTCAGATGGCCTTTGAACTGTTGTCCATTGATGTAATGAACAACGAGAAGATTTCGGGCCGTGAGACTGCCACGGGTAAGGCCATTGACCGGGAGGAGTTGTACTCCTTCCTGCTTCGCTTTGCCAACACGGTCTTCCACGACTTTGAGTTCGCTATCAAGACGATTGGCGAGATGCGGTATGGCGCAGACTTTGCAATGCCTGCGATTCGCTATCCGCAGAACTTTGAGATGCGCACCGATGCCGAGTTGACTGCCGAGATTGAGAAGGCTCCGACCTTCAGCAAGGCGATGTTGGCGCAGCAGTATTTGGATACCCGATTCCCCATTCAAGAGGAGAAATCAGCGATTATGAAGTTGGCGGTGCAGGCCGACCCCTTGTTCAACCTGGAAACGAAGGATGTCTTGGCATTGGTTTCTACCGGGCTTGTCCCTAAGTGGAAGGCTATTCTGCACTTTGAGTTGGAGTCGCTGATTAAGACCGCGATTGCCCAAAACGATAACTTCTTTGAACTCACCCTGGAAGAGCAGAAGGAAGCCCTTGCGACCCTTGCAAAGACGCTTGTTCCCGCTGAAGAAGCCCCCAGAACGATGACTCCGCAGAGCGTGATGAATGCTCGTACTGCCGTCCCTGCCGAAGAAGAAGAGGAAGAAGAGGAGGAGGAAGAGGAGGAAGAAGAAACGACCTAACCCTAACCAATGACTTTAGAAGAGATTGCAGCCTCCAAGCAGGAAGGCTTGGACACGATTGGAGAAGAGTTTGGAAAGAAGGTTGACAAGTCGCAGGATGAACTGCTCGCTTTGCTCCTTTTAATGCTCTCTAAGCTCTCCTACGACACCGAAGGCAATCTCCTATCCACCACCGACAATTACGCCCGTGTAGAGGCTCTAATGGCCGAATTTAAGGATGCCGTATCGCGGAGCAGTTATTACGATGCGTTGGTGTTTTTGGCGAAGAAGATTGACACGCAGGCCGACTTGACCAAACAGTATTACGACAAGTTGGGCTTTGATGTAAACTCGGCTTCGGAGGTTGGTTACGAGGAGCAGATGCGGTCTATGTTTGACGATTTGACCAACCTTGAGACGAATCTATACGCTTATATACGAAACTTTGTCCTTGCGTCCATTGCTTCGGGTTCGGCCCGGTCGCTTTTGGAGGGAGGGATTACCGACATAATGGTGGGCGGTGGCCCTGACAAAAAGGGGCGTTTGTTCAATATGGCGGTCTTGACTGCTGACACGATGTTTGCGGTGATTGACCGTTCTTTCACCTACGCTCTGGGCAAGGCTTTGGGCATTAAGAAGTTCAGGTATTCCGGGGGATTGGTGAACGATTCGCGTCCTTTCTGCGTTGCGAGGGATGGCAAGGTTTTTGATGAGGGGATAATTCGTTCGTGGGGAAGGTTGGGCGATTGGAAGGGTAAGATTCCCGGCACGGACGAGGCCACCATTTTCATTTATTTGGGAGGCTATCGTTGTAGGCATTGGCTTGTTCCGCAAGTTTGAATGCCCATTTTTGTTTATATTTGCACCATAAACCCATTCATTTACTATGGACATAAATCCAAACCAAGTCAAGGTTCGTTGCATAAAGGCCAACGGACAAGTCGTGATGCTTAGTAAGGCAACGGCAAGGGACACCGCGTTCCTCAAAAAGTACGGCATCCGCATTGAGGATGAAGCCTACTTGAATCCCCAAAGCCAAGTCTTTGAGCCAATCCAAGAAGCACCTAAGCGCAGGCAGATGATTCGCGCAGAAGAACCCGAAATGAGTGTTTCGCAGTCTGCTGAAGAAATGATGGAGCAAACCCCCGAAGTCAACGAGGAGGGAGAGGTTGAAGAATCGCTCCCCCAAGAAATACCAACCGAAGAAGCACCAACCATTAAAACCAGTAGAAAATGAGCGTAGATTCCAAAGAGATGGCCAAATGGCTATTTGACCAAGAGAAAGAGTTTGCATCCCTTGACGAGTTCAAGGACGAACTTGCGAAGAAATATGTGTCCCGTGAGGTGGCCGTTGACGATGAGGACATCCGCAATCGCGTTACCGGGAAGACCCTCGGAAGCCTTGAGACCAAGTTCAAGAGGTCTTTCAACTTGACCGAGGACGATGTGAAGGGAAAGAAACTCTCCGACTTGTTTGAGGTAGCGCAGCAGCGTATGAACACCCAAATGGAGGAGTTGAAGGAGCAGGCCAAGAACACCGGCAAGGACGATGAGGGCTACAAAACCCAACTCGCTGAGTTGAAGAGGCAGAAGGGCGAATACGAAACCTTGGCGGGTGAGTTGACGCAGAAGCTTGAGCAGAAGGAGATTGAGTCGCAGAAGGCCATTGACAACTACATCATTAACCAAGAGGTGATGAAGATTAAGTCATCCCTTTCGTGGAGCGATTCAGTCAATCAGTTTGCCAAGAAGGGCTTTGACTTAGAATTGAATGAGCGTTATATCTTTGCATTGTCGGACGGGAAGTTGGTGGTGACAGACAAGGACGGAAGCCAAATCAAGAATGAGAAAGGCACGGGCTATCTGACACCTGAAGAGTTGGTTCGCACCGAGGCTGACAAGGCTCAAATGCTCAAGAAGGCAGGAGAAGCCGGGAAGCAAGGTAAAGAGCCGATTCGGACAACGACCTCCGGCACAAAAGAAGGAACTCGCGAACGGTTCTTGCACCCAAGGGCCGCGAAGCATAGAGAAGAGATTAGCGCACGATGATGTGTCGGGGGGACAATAAGCCCCATAGTGCCTGGCTTGGCAAGAAATAGCCGACAAACCTTTCTTTCATTCCAAAAAAATGTCATACGCTTTTTCATCTTTCGTATCGTGTCCCGACATCCAAGGTCGTTTGGACGATGGCTATTTCAATGCCGATCCAACGATGTTCCCCGGACACATCAACACTCTTCGGGCTATCACCTCCCCGATGAACGAATCTGGTATCATCCAAAACCAGATTGACACCAAGAACGGCCACTACCGCCAGGTTGAGGTCGTGTACCAGCCTCGGATGACCTCTACCGACACTTCAACCTCTGCGGAGTTGAATTGTAACGCAGGGCCAACCTACGGTGAAACCTCTACCGTTTACAACATTGACCCTGCTGCCGGTGCTTCGCGCAGGTGGTCGGTCAGTCTTGACGATTTAGCTCCTCGTTGTGAGAATGACGAGAACTACATCGCTCGGCAGTTGGCAATGCACCTTCAGGCTATCAAGCGGTTTATGAACAACGAAGCCGTAAGCTACATCGCTGCCAACTTCGGTAAGTTCCCCGTTCAGCCCACCGGTACAGGCTCAGGCCAAGTGAATGCCGCTCGTACCTTGTTGACCACCAAGACCAAAAACACCTCAACGGGCGTTTTCTTGGATGACTTCTTGTCCGATGTAACCTATCAGTATCAACTTGCTGAGGGTTGGGATCGCCCTATCATCATCGGTGGTGAGCTTACTCACAAGTATATGACGGCTCTCAAGTCGCATTGCTGTGCTACCGTGAATGTTGACCTTCAGGCTATGATGAACTCGGACGCTCAGTCCTACTTCTTCCTTGAGCCAAAGGCCGATAGCGTTTTCGGTACGGGTGAGTTCGCAATGATTGCTCCCGGTGGCGTTCAGCTTATCCGCTACAACGCTTTCCGTGGCGCATCCGGCATCCGCGTAATTGATGACCAGTCCATCAAAAAGGGTACGATTTCCGACCCTGAGACCGGGCTTGAGTTTGACTACTACGCTCAGTTGGATTGCAACACCTGGAAGTTCTTCTTGGGCCTTTCCTATAAGTATGTTGACCTCCCTGCTGACTTGTTCTTCGCAACCGATGAACTGTCTGGGGTGAACTACATCTTTGAAGGAAGAGTGAACAACTAATCTCTGCTTGGGTTTAGTGTGAAGAGGGGGTGCGAAAGCATCCCCTTTTCTTTTTGTACCTTGTACCATTGATTTTTAGTAACTTTGCCTTATGAGTTGTTGGAATAATGTCATCGGGATTCGCGGCCTCTGCGACCCTGCCGTTGAGCCTATCAGCGGCCTCTACATCAATGATTTGACCGGCATTAGCCTTGCCGACCTTGATTCGGGGGTTAATGAGGAGGACAAGACGGCCTACACCTTAATTCAGCGCAAGATTGACCAAGCGGCCAATATGCTGAAGGCCGAGTCCTTGGCCTACTTGCAGAGCCGTTGGAACTACACTACTTCATCTTGGAATGGCGATTTGGGCTTCTATGCCGAGTCCGTTCAGCCTTTGGCTGCTTCGGGTGTATGGAGAGGCATCGGGATGCGATATCGGCAGGTGGACTACATCTCCGTGACCATCTCTTCCATCAGCCTCTTGTTGCCTTCTTCGGGCGTTGTCCCGGTTCGTGTGGTTGACTTGAGGACGGGCGTGACTTTGGACACCTTCAATGTCACCTCGGTGGCTAATTCGGTGACGAGGCTTGTGGTGAACAAGACCTACCAATCCAACGGTCAGATGTTGAATTTGGCGGTGCTTTACGATGCCACCACGAAGGCTTCCTTCCAGACGAGCTTGTATGCGACCTACGGATGCGGTGGATGCGGTCGGGGTTATCGTTGGTCGGAGAATATGCTTGAGCGGGCCATTGAGATACCCACGGGCGGTCAGCTGATTGAGAGCAACATTTCGGGGGGCGGGTTCACCGGGGGCTTGAGTGTTCAGTACCAAGTCGCTTGCAGTTTTGAAGCATTGCTCTGCGCCCACGTTGCGCAACTTGGCTATCCATTGCTTTACAAGACCGGGATGTTGTTGTTGAAGGAGATGGAGTTCTCCAAGAGGCTGAATGGGGTGATTGTGTTCAACCGGGATATGAATCAAGAGTTGGGCAACTACTATCAGGCTCAATACGACCAATATATGCAACGCTACTTTGAGCAAGCATCCCTGCCGGAGAGCGGTTGTTTTGCTTGTAGGCAGAGGGTTCGGCAAGCCTCCTTCATACCGTGACACTTGATGAATATATCACGAAGATTCAAGGGCAGAGTTCTTCTCTGAAGAGCAATTTAGTCGCTGCCTTGGATGAGTCTGCGCCTGCAACGCATAGCGACCAGGTGTTGCCCCGCATCTTTGAGAAAGGCTTGAATCCCGAATTGGGGAAGATTGGCGATTACGCAAGCGACAAGTACAAGGAAAAGAGGCGCAAGAAGGGTTTGCAGGTCGCGTTCATTGATATGAAATTCAGCGGTGATTTGAAGAGCGAGTTCAGCAAGCC